CTTCTCATTATTACACAAATCAATAATCAAACGAGTAGGTGGTACTTGTACCTTATCAGCCTTTTCGTTGGCCATATCATCAACAATAGCGACTAACTTGTCTGATGTCCATGTAGACATATATTTATCAGCAGCATTAATACTAGCACGATATTCTTTACCACAAGGTAAATTTGCAGAAGTTAATAATGCATCGACCAAAAGCTCTCCAAATGTGGTCTTGCCTTGAGAACTATTACCAAATAATTCCAATGCGAATGGAGCCTCTCGAATGCCACCAGCAACTTTCAAAGCAACAAAATCATTACGAATAGTAAGCAATTTACAAATCCTATCGCTAAAAAGTTTCTTTTCGAACCCTTTAAAAGAGCCCGACATCTTACGCAATTTACTGGTAAGATTCTCAAGACGCCGATCAAACTCATTCTCTGAATGGGAAGTAAATTTTTCAAGGTTTCCAGATCTTGTTAAATCCCACCATTGCATAATCAAATTATACTCATCATCCAGCTCAAGTGATTCTTGATCACCAATTAATAAAGGTTTCAAAGAACCTCTCTTGAAACACATATAAGCTCCTTCAACAAAATACGTGACGGTGTTAACAATAGCATCAAGCAAATCAAATGAATCGCGATGTTTGACAATAGCTTCCTTGGAAAATAACTTAAATCCCCCAACACTAAAATCCAACACCGATGCATTACATAACCCTGCGACAACAAGCACACTAATAAAATTAGAGACTTGACTAAATAGCTTATTGTTCTTAACAATATTCCAGTTGTCAGTAACACTTCGAAAAGCCTCCAACCATCGCGGGGATTCAAAATTTTCATCTCCACCCTGCGATTCGATCATCAAGCTTTCAATATAAGCGTAAACCATACCAGACATCGAACCATTAAAATGCTCGCGCGTATATAAGTATACAATGGCTAAAATCTGCTTAACACTAACTGCTTCTCTAACAGACAAAAATAATGCCAACAATCCTTCGATTTCTCGCACTATATTGTCGGGTAAAACTATACTAGCCATCTGGGCTAGATTCTCAATATGATCAAGAATAACAGGTAATTTTTCCACACCAAATTGTGTGGAAAATTTCTCCAATCTACGATGTTCCTTTCGCAGATCACGATCCTTACCAGAAATTTTACTTTCATAAATTTCCGTAAGGTCGTCTTTAGACAT